TCTGTTGCCTTCAAAAAGATGGGGTGCGTTAAAATCTCCAAAGTGCTTGGGCGCGACCACTCCTCTGTGGTTCACTATATGAAAAGCCACAAGATACTAATCCAATACAGGGACTACCGAGAGCTTTATGAAAACGCCCTTGATTTCCGCAAGGCGTTTCTTGAACACGATGATATGCCGATGATGTCGCACCAAGACCTCATCAAGATTATTCAAGACCTCCGTCAAGAATTAAGAGAGGAAAAAGAAAAAACCGACAAGTTGTATATTTACAAGCAGCAGATGGAAAATATAAAGCTAATGCTATGACCTTTAGAATAAGCCCCCTTGTTGGCCTAATGTTTGGAATCAATTGGCTTGATTGGGGAGAGAACGGCTACGAGGAACTCGGCTACCGCTACGAACTCCAGATTTCAGTAGGTTTCTTTATCATCCAAGTTATATCGTAATGCTTGAGGCTCTCGCAGAAAAACACAAGGATTGGCTTAAAATGCTCAACTCCTTCGGCTGCGAGAGAAACCTTGCGGAGGACATCGTGCAAGAGATGTACCTACGCCTTCACAAATACGTTGAAGATCCCGAACGCATAATGTACGGGGAGGAGGTCAACACCTACTTCGTCTACATCACCCTTCGTAATATGTACGCGACCATCCAACGGATGAGGCGCAAGGTTAGGTTCGTAAGCATCGAGGAGCTTCCGGAGGAGCTGATGTACGAAGAACCCAACATCGAATCGCTTGAGGAATTTGACAAACTCATTGACACCATCTGGGACAATGTGGAAGATTGGCATTGGTACGACAAGAAGCTATTTGAAATATACCACAACTCCCCAATGAGCATCCGAAGCATTGCGGAGGAAACCAAAATATCGGCACGTTCTATTTTTAACACTCTCAAGAATGGCAAAGAAAGAATTCAACTCGACTGCGAAAACGCCTACCAAACGTGGAAGGAAGCCAAAAAAGGCTGAAGGGTTAGGCGATACCATTGAGCATATCACCACCGCCACAGGCATCAAGGCTGCGGTGGATTGGTTTGCAGACATCACAGGCATCGACTGTGGGTGTGAAGCACGGAAGGAGAAGCTCAACAAGATGTTCCGCTACCGCAAACCCAACTGTATGGTCAAGGAGGAGTATGAGTTCTTTGCTGACTATCGCAAGAGGCGAACTGCCGTACTAAACGTCAAAGACCAAGAGGTGCTTCTCAAAATGTATAACCGTATCTTCAATGCCAACGAGCAGCCTTCAAGCTGCGGATCTTGCTGGAAGGAGAGAATAAACCACTTGGATGCAGTATTCAATACCTACGAAGGAGAGTGAGCTTTTTGAGTTCGTCAAGGCGAACTTCCTAAAGGACTTGGCAATGAGCGAGGAGAAATACTCGCGCTACGATTGCTACTCTTTGATGTATGGTATGGACATCGAACTCAAATGCCGTAGGGCGCACTACGATGATTTGCTAATCGAAAGAGACAAGCACGATGCCCTTCTGGAGCGCAGCCTCAAATTCGGAACGAGAGCCGTTTACATCAACTCCACTCCCATAGGCGTATGGGCATTCTACACCAACCGTATTGGTATACGCTGGGAGGAACGACTCCTCCCACGCAACACCGACTTCGGTGACCGCAGAGACATTCCCAAGATGGTTGGTTATTTAAATATCAACGATGGAATTAAATTGATGTAATATGCCTATCCCAGAACCTACCCCCGCAGAAACGCAAGTTGACTTTATGGCTCGTTGTATGCACGAGATGAAAGGCGAGTTTCCTGACAAGGAACAACGCCTTGCCGTCTGCTACGCCTCTTGGCGGGGGGAATAAAAAAAGTTTGCTATTTGTTGAAAAGTTTATATATTTGAATAAACCAACAACAAATAACAAATGAAAAAACCAACCTCAATTGACGACTACAAAGCCTACGCTTTTGGCTTTGCAATGATTGTCGCCTTCTTCCTCATTCCTTTTGTTATCATTAAGCTCTTGAGCTATGTGTTCTGAATTTGGAGCTATTGACCCATATGATGCGCCCGACCGTTGCGATTACTGCTACGCGGTACTGAACTATCACGGCATCTGTGATGACTGCGACTACGAGGACTACAACGACCTTGACCGATGATTGAACTACTAAACGGAGAGATGTGGCAGCAAGAGGCTATCCTTGAAAAGATGAAGGATGACTCGTTCTACTATGGGCATCTTGGAAAGTATGCCCTCTCCTCCTCTGCCTGTAAGCAGATATTGGACTCCCCCAAGAAGTACAACTACATCACCAAGTATGGTCAGCAAGAAACGAACTCCCTAAACATCGGAAGGCTCGTACACCTAATGGCATTAGAGCCTCACCGTATGGAGGAGATAAACGTAGTAGAGGTACAATCAAGGGTCACCAAGACCTTCAAGGATGCTCCAGAGGGTTCTATCACCCGCAAGGAGTACAACGAGGCAGCGCGTATAGCCGATGCCCTGTTGCGTAACGAGAAGGCTTTGTCCTTCTTCGAGGGGTGTGAGTTTGAAGTACCCGCCATCGGGATGCTTGGTGACTTACCCTTCCGCGCCAAAGCGGATATGTATGATCCCGACCAGAAATTCATCTGTGATCTTAAGACAACAGCAGACCTCAAGGGCTTCAAGGTGTCGGCACAAAAGTACTCTTACGACCTACAAGCAGCCATATACTGCGAACTCTTTGGCGTAAGCCCGGAGAGGTTTATTTTTATCGTCATCGACAAGGGTTCGTTGGATGTAGGTATCTACACCATCACGCCCTCGTTTATGGAACGAGGCGCGAAGAAGCTGCAAGAGGCGATTTCCATCTACAAAAGATTCTTCATCGAAGGAGAGGACATTGACTCATACACCATAATAGGAGAGCTGGAATGAATAAGGAAATTGCCAAAGAGCTTGATGCATTTGTCACCACAGTAGCCGAGAGGTATTCCCAAACAAACAGAATTGGGAATTTCAATTCCGAATCATTTGAGGTGAATGAGGTAATCCCAACCTCCGACCATACGGCAGTTGTTTATTTTAAAAAGAGCAGCGGTAAGATTGGATTGGCTTTTTTTTACTACATAACCAGGGGAGTGTCTCAAGGGTGGAAATATTTTTTCCCAACGGACTCACACATCAATGGTTTTAGAGCATTTGAATTTTACAAGTTTCAAATAGAAAGAGAAAACTTTAAGCACAATTTCAAATGAAAGACGACTTCATACGGATAGCAATGGCGCGTTTACGCAAGGCATATCCATACTACCCACAAAGAATTGCCGTAGCTGCGAATATGTACCGCAGATGGCTTGACCGCCAGATGGCTCAATAATTGGGAAGGAGGGGGCTATTCATTTGTTATTTGGTTTTGACTTTTCCCCGCCCCCTCCAACCCTTTAACACCAAAGAGAAATGAGTTACGTTGTTGTCTACGACAGATTCCTTGACGATGCCACTTGGCTACTGAATACCCGCAGGACGTTCAAGGAGAAAAGAGATGCGCTGATATTCGCAAGGGATTGCGAGAGTTCAGCCTACACGATTAATGTCAAGATGTATGAATTATGACTATTGAAACCTTTAAGTACATAGGTAGCGTACACCTGCTACCTCACATCTCCATCACCTACGACTCCCTCATCTGCGATGGGTGCATCAGCATCGGATGGCTATGGTGGGGCGTTAGCTTTATAAGTAAGGATGGCCTACACTTATGAAGAAGCATACCAAAGTATATTTGCAAGGGATGGAGTATGACGTTACCGATTGGATTCCTTGCGAGGTATGCAACAAACAGGCGGTAGACATTCACCATATCGAAGCCAGAGGGATGGGAGGAAGTAACGAGCGAGATACGATTGAAAACCTAATGGCTCTATGTAGAGACTGCCATACGAGATACGGAGACATAAAGCACTACAAAGAGTGGTTGCAAGACATCCACGAAAGAAAGTTATTTAAGAGATGAAAGTAGATATCAAAAAGGTTATACCTAACCCCAGCAACCCACGCATCATCAAGGATGATAAATTCAAGAAGCTGGTGAACTCAATCAAGGAGTTCCCTCAAATGCTGGAGCTACGCCCTATTGTAGTGGATAGCAATATGGTGGTGCTTGGAGGTAATATGCGCCTCAAGGCTTGTATCGCTGCTGGACTGCAAGAGGTGGACATCCTCATTGCTGATCAACTAACGGAGGAGCAGAAAGCCGAGTTTATCATCAAAGACAATGTAGGCTTTGGTGAATGGGATTGGGACTTACTCGCTAATGAGTGGGATGTAGAAGCCTTGACCGATTGGGGATTAGAGTTGCCCTTTGATACTACGCCCGTGCTGGAAGCAGAGGAGGATGATTATGAAATGCCCAGCGAGATACAAACTAACATTGTACTTGGGGACTTAATAGAGATAGGCAACCACCGATTGCTATGTGGTGACTCTACCGATAGCGATGCAGTAGCACGGCTGATGAATGGGGAGAAGGCGGATATGGTATTCACCGACCCGCCTTATGGGATGAACGCAGTGAGCAAGTCGGGAGTTTTGAAGGAGCGATATGGTTCTGACATTTTAGGAGATAGTGATACAAACGCAGCAAAGGATTCGTTCAATTTAATTTATTCTCTCTATACTGACGCATTGCACATTTGGTGGGGAGCAAATTACTATTCATCTTGTTTGCCCGATTCCGAATGTTGGATTGTTTGGGATAAGAACAATGGCGGGTCTGACCAAACCGATTGTGAGCTTGCGTGGTCTAATGCGAGAAGTGTTGTGCGTAAGTACACAAAGGCATCGGAAAAAAATAACAGGGTACATCCAACTCAAAAACCCGTTGACCTTGTTTCTTGGGCTGTAAATAAATTCGCATCAAAATCAAATTTGATTAGTGACTTTTTTTTAGGTAGTGGCGCAACAATGGTAGCAGCACACCAACTGAACCGCAAATGCTATGGTATGGAACTTGACCCCAAGTATTGCCAAGTGATTGTGGACCGAATGCACAAGCTCGACCCATCGCTTGAAATCAAAATAAACGGAAAGCCGTATGGACAAAACTGAACACCATAAAAAGGCAATGCTTGACGCTTTGGAGAAATCATTAGGCGTTGTAACGGCTGCTTGTAAGGCGGTAGGCATAGGGCGTACTACGCACTACCTATGGATGCAAGAAGACCCCGAATACAAAAAGGCGGTAGATGAATTGTCTGATGTGGCTATTGACTTTGCAGAAAGTCAGCTTCACAAGCAAATTAAAGACGGCAACTCTACGGCTACCATCTTCTACCTAAAGACAAAGGGTAAGAAGCGAGGCTATGTAGAGAGACAAGAGATAGAGGCCACCGGAGGTAAGATGTTCCAAATAGAGATTCTTGGCGAAGATTCAAACCAATAAGGTCTTTGGTCACCTACTGCGCTCCGATAAGAAAATCATTGTAGAGCAAGGGGGTACTCGTAGTGGTAAGACCTACAACATCTTGCTATGGATCATCTTTAAGTATACCGAGCAAGAAACGGACAAAACGATAACCATCTGCCGTAAGTCCTTTCCATCCCTCCGGGCATCCGTAATGAGGGACTTTTTTGATATATTAAGAACGCACGACCTCTACATAGAGGAACACCATAACAAGTCCAACCACGAATACTATCTCAACGGAAACCTCATTGAGTTCATATCGCTGGACCAGCCTCAAAAGATTCGAGGTAGGAAGCGAAACCTACTCTACATCAACGAGGCCAACGAATTATTTTACGAGGATTGGCAGCAGCTCATTTTTCGTACTGATGGGCGCATCATCCTTGACTACAACCCGTCCGATTCCTTCCATTGGATATACGACAAGGTTATTCCACGCGATGACTGCGCCTTCTTTCAAACGACCTATAAAGACAACGAATTCCTTGACCAAAGCATCAAGGATGAGATTGAACGTCTAAAGGATACCGATGAGGACTATTGGCGAATCTATGGCTTGGGTGAGCGCGGTATGTCACGCGCCACCATCTTCCAATTCCAAGTGGTAGATGAACCAAAGGGCAACCTTGTTGCGATGGGTCTTGACTTCGGGTTCACCAATGACCCCACCTCGCTTGTGAGGGTCTACAAAGACGGTGATGACCTATACATCCAAGAGCTGCTCTATCATACCAACCTAACGAACCAAGACATCAGCGAGAGGCTATCCCAACTTGGACTCACTCGCTACGATGAGATATGGGCAGATAGCGCAGAGCCAAAATCCATCGAGGAGCTACACCGTATGGGGTGGAACATAAAGCCCACCGCAAAGGGGGCTGACTCGGTGATGGCTGGTATAGACATCCTCAAACGCCACAAGATCCACGTTGTAAAGGACTCCCTCAATGCCATCAAGGAGTTCCAGAACTACAAGTGGCAGGAGGACAAGAACGGCAACCTCCTCAACCGTCCTATCGATGCGTTCAATCACGCCATCGATGCAACGAGATACGCTACCTTTAACAGGCTATCCCGACCGAACTACGGGCGGTATGCCATACGCTAACCCAAAAAAGTTATTTAAGTAGGATGAACATCATAGTACCCAACCGCCTTGATGAGCTAACGCTTGGTCAGTATCAGCACTTCCAGAAGCTGGAAGGCGATGACGATTTCTTGGGGCGTAAAATGGTAGAAATTTTCTGCAACATTAAAATGGAGGTAATCAAACAAATGAAAGTAGCCTCCATTACCAAGATCAACGAAACTCTCCTCAAAGCATTTTCAGAACGCCCGGAATTTCAAATGACCTTCAAAATGGAGGGGGTAGAGTATGGATTCATCCCAAACCTTGATGAACTAACATTCGGGGAACTACACGACATCGAAACTACCATTGGCGATTGGCAGAAGATGAACGAAACGATGGCGGTATTATATCGACCCATTATTCAGAAGATGGGCAAAAGGTATCGGATAAAGGATTA